TGGCGTATTGTCTATGGCGTTTCCAACAGAATCTACCCATGGATCTGATTTTGCAAGACCTAAAAACCAATACTCATTCGATAAGAACTGATACTTATCAAAGTGAATATTGTTCAGAAAATGTCTAAAACCTTGGCGAAATGGATCGCAAACTACCATATGTTATTCCTCGTCTATTGTTCTATTTATGTCAAATATCCATCATCTCGTCTACAATCAAATAAAGGTGCCTCACTTTGGTCTGCGTCTATCAAACTCTTGATGAAAATTTTTCTCATTTCTGTTTGACCTTGAAAATACATCAATGTGGTATCAGCAAATTTACCAGTGATCCAGTTGCCCCACCATCAAAACCTGCTGTACCCTCGATGGTGCCTTGCCCGTAAACTTTATGAAACTCTCTCCAACCTGTTGTGCCGTCTGCGTTCTCACCAGCGAAACACTCATCCTTGAAAGTTGATGACAGTCTACCTGTTTGAATTTTTTTGTCGTAAAACACGTTAGGGTGTGACGCGATAATATAAAACGGATCTGCGTCATCACCAAAACCAGGACCAGATAAGGCATTAGGTGAAGTACCAAAGTCTTCAAAGAAAAGTTCAGATGATACTGGATTACCTGGCACAGAAACAAGATTACCTGTTATGGCAGCGTCATGAACAGCAGGATCATAACCAGCAGAAGCACCATCAGCGTCAACAAACCAAGAATTCAAATTATCAAAGGTTTTGTTTGTATATGCTGCATAATTGCCAATTAGTTTATTCTTGATTGAAAAAACTAAGTTGTGGTTCGGTACATCACTCTCGTTGCACCTTATGAATCTAATTTGCCCAAAGAAACCAAATCCTGCTGGGTGTGCGATCTTCATCAAAGCGTCACGATAATCTTCTATTCTTGCCTCTGCACGAACGACGTATGAAAAGTTTTGATAAAATTTATTGTCTTGAATTCTTTTGTTGGTTGAAATCAATCCGTCGTTTGATGAGTAATATCCTGGATACTCACACAGGGCACCAATTGTTGTGGTCAAACCTGTGATACCTCCTGCACCAAATACTGTGTCAATGCCAATAATATCAGGATTTTTTTCGTAGTTCACACCAAAATCATCTATCTCAATCTCTCTCAGTTCTCCATTAGAACCAATTTTCCTAACACTGGCTTTTGCGTTGATACCCTTATCATTACCAGATGATCTAATGGTAAGTTTGTCACCAATTTCATATCCTGTTCCTCTATTTTGTGGATCAACAGTTATATTTCTTAGGACTGAGATGACCTTTCTCTCTCGAACCACATTACCATTATCATCAGTAAATTGAATACCTTTTCCTGATTCAAAGTTTTGCCCGTTCACACCTTTCAAGAAAAATTCTGAAATGGTGCCAAAACTGGTATCAAAAAAGTTTACTGTCGAAACTATCGCTCTTGAGTTAATGGTCTTATTATCATCTGCAAGTTGTTGAATTTCTTTACCGATTGAGGAGAATAGTTTTTGACCTTGTGTGCTTGATGTGCGAATAGTTTTGTCAACGATATACTTACCATCTGAGATTCTGAATATATCAGAACTTGGTTCATAAATATCTGCGTTTGAATCAAGAAGAACACGAATCAAAAATTTTATAGCGTTTGGTGTACCTTTTGATCTATAAAAACTGTTTATGACAGGATCAACAACGAGACTCTCTGGAAAGTCCTTGAGAAATTCATTTTTGAAATTTTGAATGAAGATGTCTAGCGACCTATCAATGTCCTTGATATCCTCGAATGATGTGGCTGTTTTTGGATTATCAGATTCGAGATACTCATAGTACGCTTCAAGAAATGAAACAAAGACCGGGTGATCTACACGAAGAAACCCTGGAACTTGCTCAGATACGGCACTTGATAACAATGGATTAGTAGACATTAATAGTATGAACCAGAACTAATATTTGTTTGAACTTGTGTGGTTTGCGTGGTTGTCGATGCTTGTGAATCAGAGGAAGCCAAACTTACACCTGTATTTGTGTAATCTCTATCAATTTCATCTATGGTCATCGACACGGTTATTGCATCGGGGTCTGTTCTATCAATGGTGAGTATTTGCTCACGAATAGAATTTATATCTGTTGCTCCAGCAGGTTCGCCAGGTAAGACCGTTATGCGAATATAAGAGTTACCAGATGATATTGCAATCGGTTCAAAATCTACAAGTTGCAATTCACCAGTAGCATAGTTTATTGTCCCAATATCGTCTGTGATATAAACTTTAGATGTGCCTGACAAGTAGAAAATACGAAGTTTGCCAGAGCCATCATCATCGAGATATGAGATCTTATTTGATGTTGTGGCACTATCATAATAAGTGAAAGCGTCAGAGGATGTGATTGAGGCGTGTCCATCGTGCGGATGATGCAGATTAGTGTTGAACTTTACCTTGTACGTTGCCCTTGATGTGAGAACTGGTGTGAGTCTTTTTTGAACGTTGATCGTCGTATTATTACCGAGAATACTAACATCCGCATCATCTATTTCTTTGATGAACTTTGAGTACCTAAAACCTCGTCCAAACTTTTCGAGCGTATTATCACCGTAATTTGCGATTGCTTGGGTGACTTGGTTCTTTAGTTTATCTGGGCTTTTTACAGTCTTGTTTGGATCATATTTGACAACACTTGAAACTAAGATGTATGTGGTATCAGGATCAACCACGACTGGTATCACACCAACAATATTTTTACCGTCAACGAGTTTTTTCGCAATAGATTGTTTTTCGGTTACGCTTAACTCGTTACCTGATTTTGGTTTCAGTGCAACAAAAACTTTACCATACTCAGGTGGATCATTTTCTTCTCCACCCCAAACAAAAACAGACTCGACATCACCATACTCTTGGCGTAATATCACAGAGTAATCTTCAGCGGTGACCGCTCTATTTTGTGCTTGATAAAGTTTTGGTGCGTTGAATCGTATTGACTCAATCTTTTCTGCGAGGGAACCACCAGAGGCAGCAGAGACGACTTCAACAGTGTTTGCTGTTGTGCTAGAATATGTAAATGTTCTTGAAGCACTTGCATCTGATTTACCAGCGTTGTTGGCTGTTGGTCCAGAGGTTGTGAGATATTGCAAAATGACCACATTGCCGCTATCAAGACCCTTGCTGATTATATTATCACCGAAGTAGACTTCATATTTACCATCAGTACCTAATTGAAGATAATAGGCTTTTGTTTCACCAGTAAAGTTTGTGACGTTATCTGCTTTCACCCAAACATCTGAGAATCCTGTAGTATCAGTTTTTGATTTTTGAACTCTAACTTTCAATGTGCTGGTATCAACAGCCGTCGTCGGTATTTCAAACCTTTGATTTGTCAAACTTGAGTCGGCTATGAAAG